TTGTTCACGTCGATAGCAGGGACACAACGCCCGTCATGTGGACGTACTCATGAAGTTTTCGCACGGTGATGCCCTAACCGCTGGGTCTTCTAACACAATCCTTGATGTCCCCGCAGGATATGATGCGATTGTTACCTATCTGTTTATCTCAAACACCACAGGTAGCAGTAAAAACCTAAGTGCTAAGTGGGTACACAGCGGTGTAGACATAGACTTTTTATCAGGTAAGAACGTGGGGTCAGGAGAATTCCTAGAGTTTGGCGGTCAATTTGGTGAATTCCTTGTAGCAAAGGAAGGTGACACCCTTAGTTTGACGCCAGAAGCGGGATCTACGTTTGTCAGTATCATTTCGTTTGAACTGGTGACTGCGACACCAAGGCTGAACTTCTAATATGGTGATTGTCCTTGGCGCAGATTGGTGCAAAGGCTGTAAGTCAATACGCACTAAACTAACGAAGTACGATATAGACCATAGGTATGTTCAGATTCCGCCGGGCCAAGCTGGGTGGGATATGGTTGAATCCCTGACAGGTCGAAGAGCGGTGCCAGCAGTGATGTATAAGTTTGGTTCTCCTGTTGAACTAAACGACCTTCTCAAGCAGGCTGGCGCAGAAGAACGTGAATTAACCGAAGAAGAATTAGATGAACTTGATTAACCATGAGTGATCTAAATATAGAACTACTGCCTTGGCAACAAGAGGTCTGGGCAGACGATACCCGATTTAAAATTGTAGCGGCTGGCAGACGGACGGGTAAGTCTCGCCTCGCCGCATGGATGTTGATAGTCAATGCTTTGCAGGCCGATAGGGGACATGTATTCTACGTTGCACCAACGCAGGGGCAGGCGCGGGACATCATGTGGCAAACTCTTTTGGAGTTGGGTCATCCTGTTATCGCTGGTAGTCACATCAATAATCTCCAAATCAAACTGGTCAATGGAGCAACCATTAGTCTCAAGGGCGCTGATAGACCAGAAACGATGCGAGGTGTTAGTCTTAAATTCTTAGTTCTTGATGAATACGCGGATATGAAGCCTGACGTATTCGAGCAAATCCTGAGACCCGCCTTGGCGGATCAAAAAGGCTGTGCAATGTTCATTGGAACGCCAATGGGAAGGAACCACTTTTACGAATTGTATAAGTATGCGGAGCTGGGTGATGATGAAACTTACGCGGCCTACCATTTTACTTCTTACGATAATCCTCTGCTTGATAAAGATGAAATCAATACTGCTAAAAGGAGTATGTCTAGTTATGCTTTCCGTCAAGAATTTATGGCGAGCTTTGAAGCTCGTGGTTCAGAAATGTTTAAAGAAGATTGGGTTCGGGTCGAAGCAGATCGAGAGCCCCGTGGAGACTACTACATCGCCATCGACCTCGCCGGCTTTGAAGAAGTCAACAAAAAGCGCACCAAAAACGCGAAGCTCGACGAAACCGCGATCGCCGTCGTCGACGTCTCGGAAGAAGGCTGGTACGTCGAAAACATCATCTGCGGCAGGTGGACGCTCGACGAAACGGCCATCAAAATCTTCCAAGCCGTAAGAGACTACAGACCCGTATCCGTAGGTATCGAAAGGGGCATAGCCAAACAAGCGGTTATGTCCCCTTTAACTGACCTGCAAAAGAAGTACGGTACGTTTTTTCGGGTAGAAGAACTAACCCACGGCAACAAAAAGAAAGTAGATAGGGTCATGTGGGCATTGCAAGGCCGCTTTGAGAATGGGTACATCACCTTAAACAAAGGCGAATGGAACTCAAGATTCCTTGACCAACTGTTCCAATTCCCTGATCCTTTGACCCACGACGACTTAATAGACGCATTAGCTTACATTGACCAGCTGGCCATCTTAGACATAGTGGCGGGATACTAATATGAGCGACCTGTACGAAGAAGAGCCTTTAATGATCCAAGAAACCGTAGAGGATTGGGTCATTAACAAATGTGAAGATTGGCGTGATTACTATGAATCTAACTATGAAGACCGCTTTGAAGAATACTATCGGCTATGGCGTGGCATTTGGGATCCTTCTGACAGCGAGCGTCGGAGTGAGCGTAGCCGTATTATCTCTCCTGCTTTACAACAGGCTGTTGAGTCCAATGTTGCTGAGTTAGAAGAGGCTACATTTGGAAGAGGCAAGTGGTTTGATGTCTCTGACAACATGGGTGACACCGAGCGTCAGGATGTTCTTTTCCTAAGAAACAAGCTTACTGAAGACTTTGAAAACTGCATGATCCGTAAGTCTGTTGCGGAATGCCTTATCAATGCCGCTGTATTTGGTACAGGCATTGGCGAGATCGTCATTGAAGAAATGAAAGAAATGGCGCCTGCTACGCAACCTATTATGGATGGCGACCTTCAAGCGGTGGGCGTTAGCATCCAAGAGCGGGTAAAGGTAAAACTTAAACCTGTTCTTCCGCAAAACTTCTTAATAGATCCTGTGGCAACCAGTGTTGATGATGCGCTAGGCGTTTGTATTGACGAGTTTGTTAGCCGTCACCAAGTAGAACTTCTGCAAGAGCAGGGTGTTTACCGTGATGTTTATATAGGATCTGCGGCTCCTGATACAGATCTTGAACCTGACCAAGACATTACGATTTATAACGATGACAAGATTCGCCTTACTAAATACTACGGCCTTGTTCCTCGCGAGCTTCTTAACGAGGCAATGGCTAATGTTAATGAGGCGACTGACGCAGATAAAAGTGCCTATGCTGAAGCGGTTATTGTTATTGCAAACGGCGGAGTTCTTTTAAAGGCAGAAGCCAACCCTTATATGATGGGGGATCGTCCTGTTGTGGCATTCCCATGGGACGTAGTGCCTGGACGATTTTGGGGAAGAGGCGTTTGTGAGAAGGGCTACAACTCACAAAAGGCGCTTGATACCGAGCTTCGGGCTAGAATCGACGCACTAAGTCTTACTATTCACCCAATGATGGCCATTGATGCCACTCGTTTACCCCGTGGTGCTAAACCAGAAGTACGTCCCGGCAAGATGATTCTGACTAACGGAGATCCCAGAGAGGTACTCCAGCCGTTTAACTTTGGGCAAGTCAATCAGATTACCTTTGCACAAGCTGGTGCGTTACAGCAGATGGTTCAGCAAGCTACGGGTGCAGTAGATTCAGCAGGGGTCGCTGGTCAAGTTAACGGCGAGTCCACAGCGGCAGGTATTAGCATGTCGTTAGGCGCTGTTATCAAGAGACATAAGCGCACCCTAATTAACTTCCAACAGTCTTTCTTGATACCATTCGTCAAGAAGGCCGCACATAGATATATGCAGTTTGATCCCGAATCTTACCCCGTTGCAGATTACAAGTTTAACGCTAGCAGTACTCTGGGTATTATTGCTCGTGAGTACGAAGTTACTCAGCTAGTTCAGCTACTGCAAACAATGGGCCAAGACTCTCCACTCTACATGACGCTTGTTCAGTCCGTTATTGACAACATGAACCTGTCAAACCGTGAAGAATTAATTGCGGCATTAACTCAAGCGGCGCAACCGAATCCGCAAGCACAGCAAATGCAGATGGTTGCACAACAAACTCAAATGCAATTCCAGCAATCTCAGACCAATGCGCTTAATGCTCAGGCTGAAGAGTCGGCGGCTAGAGCGCAGAAACTTTCGGCAGAAGCTCAGGCAGTTCCTATTGAGCTTGAGATTGACAGGATTAGTGCAGTTACTCGAAACCTAAAAGAAGGTGACGCAGAAGACAAAGAGTTTGAGCGCCGAATGAAGTTGGCAGAAACGTTAATCAAAGAAAGAGAAATGGAGAGCAAGGTAAATGTTGACAGACCGAGAGTTACAAATGATATTTCAGAGGTTCAGCCACAAGTTGGAGCCGTTGGAGAAGGAAATCCAGAACCTGAAGTCCCAGTTGAAGGAGTTGAGTGATGGCAAAGGATCCAAGACTAGCACGCGCGGGCGTAAGCGGATTCAACAAACCGAAGAAAACGCCGGGGCACCGCACTAAATCGCATGTTGTAGTTGCAAAAGATGGTGATAAGATCAAGACCATACGGTTTGGTCAGCAAGGTGTAAAAGGTGCAGGCAAGAGTCCTAAGAGCGCAAAGGACAAAGCGCGAAAAAAGAGTTACTACGCCCGGCACAACGCCCAAGACTCAAGTCCCAGTAAACTATCTGCGCGTTATTGGTCGCATAAGGTCAAATGGTAAGAGCTATGAAAGTTAAAGCACCTGACGGCTATCACTGGATGAAGAAAGGTAAAGAGTACAAGCTGATGAAAGATCCATCTGAAGGCTATAAGCCACATAAAGGTGGGTCTAAGTCGGCAGACTTTGCAGTTCAAAGAGTTCATGGAGGCAAAAAGTGAAAGACAAAGATCATACAGTTAGCTATACGCCTACTGAGTATTACTCTATGTGTGAAACTTCCAAGAGGCGTGTTAAAGAAATGCAAAAGCAAGGCATTCCTACAAAGTACGACTCAAAAGATAATCAGGAAGACGTTGGTAAAATGGATTCCTATGGCTTTATGATGATTGGCAAGTAATCCAAGGAGAGCGTTATGGCTTACGGAATGAAAGCAATGCCAAAGAAAAAGAAAAAGCCTGCTCTGCCGAAGCGTAATGGGCGGATGCTTATTAACAAGAAGAATAAAAAAAAGTAGTTATGGCTACGAAGTCTAAGGTTAATCAGGCTGGCAACTACACTAAGCCCACTATGCGTAAGAATCTTTTTAATAAGATTAAAGCGGGTGGTAAGGGTGGTAAGCCCGGCCAGTGGTCTGCTCGTAAAGCCCAGATGTTAGCTAAAGAATACAAAGCTAAAGGTGGAGGCTATAAGTAATGGCACTTAAGAAGCCTCAAAAGTCGCTAAAGAAGTGGACTAAGCAGAAATGGACTACCAAATCAGGCAAGCCATCAACCCAAGGCTCAAAAGCTACGGGTGAACGATACCT